TTTAGGAGAAAATTGGGGATCATGGGGCACTTGATGGACTTATCTCTAGGGTCATCCACACTTCCAACATTGAAGCACTTTGGCTGCATTTTGGATTTGTCTAGACTCTTAATGGAACAGGGTTACAATGTACATCTGATCGAAGCTACAGATCGATTAAAAGATAAGAAACTAGCTGATGTGGACTTGCTAATTTCTAAAGACAACTTCATAACTGTCATAGACTACACTAACACCAAATTATTGTCAGATCCTGGTGAGTATTATATCATGACACATAATGAAGCTCCGGACAAGTATTCCAAACTTAGTTCCAAATTTCTTAGAAAGACAGATTGTTGGGTGATCACAGGAATAAGGAACTTCAGAACTCAGAATGTGAAGATAAAGGTGGAAACATACCATGATGGACCCTTAGAAGATGATTTACTCTTCTATGATTCACTCTTGGAACATTACCCCAATTTGACAATTGACCAAGCTCAGCAATGTCTAGACAGGTACACAGCAACAGGTTTCAAAAACTGCAGTTACTCTGGCAGCAAGTATTTATCTTCAGCTCCAAAATGCTCCACATTTTTTGAATCCAACAAGTCTGATCTGCCCAAGCTCCTGCAGATTAATAATGTGGTCACTGGGGGTAAGCTTGACCAGCTACACAAAACTCTTGAATCTGATGAATCTAAGAGAGATTACTTTCATGATTTGTATCTTCAAACATGCGAGTCCAAACAGAAAGCAATATTTTTACATCCCTTACCAGGCCGATTGAGAGAATACAATCTAAATCCTTATGATAGATTGAATCAGATAGCTCATGATCTGGGCTCTTCCTGTTCAGCCTTCATTCAACTCATACTATTGACTAAGGACAATGGACTGATTCACCCTACCAATGACGAAATCAAAACTCTAAAGAAATTCAATGAATTTAGTTGGATTGATGGCCTCAAAATACAACGTTTGAAAAGGAAGAAATCAGGGCTAGAAGGTGAGTTGATGTATGCTTTTAGACTATGGAATCCTGATCCTAAATTCTCGATGACTAATTTCCTGTTCAACCAAGAGAGAAAACCTCTGTTCAGCCAAGAATTAACACAACAAAGCAACTTGGAAGATCTTGAAGCTCGATACGAAGAAATCTCCGAAGAGTTAGTGGAAACTAGCTTGGGTAGTCGATATTCTGAAGACCTGGAATCTCTTGGACATCACATAATGACATCAACAGGTGCCTCACTTCAGGTTTCTGGCTATGTCCGGTCCATGATCAGAGAACTCTCCAATACCAAACTAGGTGACTACCTGTCGTTCTTGACAGAATTAGCCTCTGCAACTTCAAATGCACAGAGGAAAAAGTTCTCGTGCCAACAACATGAAGGTAATGTAAACAGCAATCAGATAGTATTATCTTTAGATGCTGTATCTGATCGGAGTTGTGTATCCCTAACAGGTATGAACTTGAAGCTCGGAGAGATAGGTGATCAAACATACTGCACTATATCATCAAATAGCTCTGTCATGCCAGAAGGTTTATCCCATATATCTGGAGTGTCTCGATGGAGCAACATGTCATCTGAAGATACCAATTGGTTTTTAGTTATATTCCATAAATTCCTGTCTTGGGCCACATACACAATAGAGAGCACAATTTCCACAACTGGAAAATTTTCAAAAGTGGATCTAAAGAACCACATTGTGGTGCCTGGTTTGATGATGCTCGTTAATTCCTTAGGGTTTGCTCAAGCAGCAGAGAGCATAAGATACTTGTATCTCGGATCTGTAGGAATGTCCACTGACCAACATAAGATCATCGAGAAAATTTCTTGGTATAAAGCCAGTAACTTCACAGAGAAAATTTACATTCTCAGAATGATTAAAATGATCAATTTCTTAGCACTTTGTAAAAGTAACAATATCCAGGCATCCTTGCATATCAAAAGCAAGTCTGATTTGCACTTCACAGCTCAAAACATTGTCAAACAGAACTTCAGAACAATGGCAGTGGCTTTCCCAAATGAAAGCTGTTATGTCCTTAGGGATGATCACTGTTACAACATGTTTTATTTGTGCAGAGCTTTCCAGATAGATCGACAACATGAGCTTTTGCAAGAAAGCAATGTAGTGCAAAAGCAAAGAGAGGCTAGGGAAGATTACTTGACTATAAAAAAAGAAAAACGCCAACATGAAGCCAGGTTCAGAACCTCTATTAAGTCTGCACCAGAACTTTGTTCTTTGCTAATGGAAGAAGATTACTCCATCAATAACTGTGATGTTTATTCTCCCAATCCCCTAGTTGTCCTACTAGGTGTCATCAACACTTTAATGAGATACAAGCAAGATGGTGACATTAGGTTGTCCCAAATCAGGTCTCGAGTATATGCCATAGATGATTGTGATCAGTTCACCCAATTATCTTCCATAATGAACAATAGGGGCAGCTTGAGAAACTCTCTACCATCTGGGGTGTCCAAAATCAGAGAAGAGGTGGTTAAACAAGAAGATGGTTCTGAAAAAACAGTAACTATCACACAAAATTCCAAATCATATGAAACACTGCTACAACTAGCACATGATTACAAAACTAACTCTCCTCAGGCCAGGATAGGAGTACTGACAGATGATTTTGATACATGCACAGACAAACCAGTGTCAAGAGGTCTGATAACATCTGCTTTAGAGAAGCTATGTGACTTGCCTGACAACTTGTCTGCTATACACATGTATTGTATATCCGAGAGAACCATGTTTGTTGCCAAGATCACAGCCAAAGGGGATATGGGGGATAGGGAAATTGCCACATTAAATGCCGCTGGCAAAGTCTGCAGCAAAGTTGCAGAGGATTTTGCAAGGGCAGTCAGGGACAATGAGCATGCACAAGGTGACACCACCAATCTAATAGAGATACAAGACAAGGATGAGATTTTCAAAAGAGATTATATCAAGACCCTCAAAATCTCAGATGAGGAAATGACGCTGCATGACTCTGCTGACTGTTCTAAGTGGGGTCCAGGAATGCTACCACCAGTGTTGTATTTTGTTGTAGCTGCTAGAATGAAAGTAAAGGCCAAAGTAGATATGCTTAGGAATTTCTTCACCATGTTCAGTCAGAGAGTCTTCAAGCTTCCAGACAGGCTATATTCGTTTGCTATGAAGAAAACAAAAATCAAAGGAGATTCAGGTTCTTCAGTAGAAAGAGTATGCGAATGGCTAAGATCCAATGATGATATAGAATTATGCAACACCAAACAACAATATTTCAGACTAGAAGAAGGCATGTTCCAGGGAATTCTCGGTAATTGCAGTTCCTGTTTAGCTGCCGATGCTGGAAGACTCAATGAGACTGTTCAAGCTGCTTTGATGTCAGAGATCAACTTTCGAAGCATAACAAAGGTAACCTCCGATGATTACAATCGATCTTGTGTGTTCAAAACTGGTTTGAGAAGTCTGTCAGAGGTTACAAGATACTCAACAGGTATAACGATGATCAATCAATTGAATTTTGGCATCAGAAGGAATAAGCACAAATCTACTATGTCTGTGAGAAGATCAGAACTAAACTCTAAATACATGGATGAGACAGGTGATTACAAGCCTGACATCAAATCCAGATTATCTTATGTTGACTATGATCATGGAAATGACATGGTGCCTTCTGCCATGAGGTGTATGTCATTGGCTGCTGAATACCTAAGATCAGAAGGTTCATTAGTTGGAGCAGTAACAACTCAATTGCTCAACACCCATCTGCACACCATCAAACATGGCTTACGGCCATTAATGAGGAGGTTGGGATCTGCCATTTTCAAAGTGCCTTTAGAGTTGGGAGGGTTGATTCAAATTGACCCGCTTCTATCAGTTTCATCAACAGAGCACATATCTCTACTCCGGAATTACGACATGGGTACTGGTGAATCAGAAGTAGCAATGAGATTTCTAGATGAGTTAACTCCTAGAGAGGTTGAAGAAATATCATTAGATGTTGAAGATGATAGCCCTAAATCATTTGTGCCCAGAATGTCTAGATCTGGAGTAATTCACTTAGCCAGTAGAGAGAAAAGAACCTTACGGAGCATGAGAGAGATGCTGAGATCACTGCCCGAAAGTTGGTTCCGTATGTTACAATTTCCTGGAAATCCAAGCTTGATAAAGGCCATGATATCTTGCATAAAAAGAGAAGAATCTCCTCAAGATTCATCAGTTAGATCAATGTCATTCTCTGCCTGTCAGACAAACGCTTTGGCTAAGTTATACAGACTCAACTCTCCATACCTGATAAACAAAATGGGAGCAACAACTGTTAGTAGAACAGATCTTTTTGACTTTGCTCAGGTCTACCTCACTCAAGATGGCTCTAATGAAATTGACCTAATTAGGAGTAAGCCTCTAACCATGCCATACGATCACAAAGATTTGGACAAAGGAGTCAGGGAATATGAGGATTTCATTTCTAAGACCCAGATAGAAATAATTGAGCCAACTAAAATCAAGACCTCACAATTTAGGAGCAGAACAGAGTATTTTCCTACAGGTATGGTGGAAAGTCTTCTCATGGAATTTCAAATCAACTTCAAGCCCAGAGTCCTAGGAGGAGGTTCAGAAGTATCAGCAATGACATATCTTGAATCAGAAATGATGTTCAGGGAAAAACTCACTAAAATGAGCAGACGAAAACAAAATTTCAACTTCACGCTCACCAGCAGTGATATGTCAGAAAAATACTTACCCAAAATGATATTGCAAGCTGGTTTCGCCAGAGGGGTAAGACCACTTCTCAAAGTTGGAGACCACTTCAGAATAGAGACATCTAAGGCGTCTGTGATAATTGAATCCATATTGGCAATGAATGCAGCTATTAGAGTTCCTCTTAAGACCAACCAGAGAATAATGGACCCATTGTCAGCATTCTTCCCAAAATCAGTGAGAGGTACAAACTTATCAGGCTTGGATGTGACCAATCTGATTAATTCTTGTTCTGGCAACTCATTGTCCCATCAGTTCAGCAATCCAGAGGTCAAACAAGACATGCTTGAATCTTTGAGTGCTTATGTGAAAAAGACATCAATACCCTGTTTTCTGAAACCTTCTTCAATGCAACCAGACTCAAGATCTTATGACTACAAGATGTCAGGAAAGGACACTCTTTATCAGAGACCTATTGTGTCAGATGGAAATAAGATAATAGGAACTGAGGTAATCTTCCAAAGAGGAAAAAAACACATTCATAATATGATCAAATATAAACAAGGGGTCCTTAAAAATCATGCAGATACCGATACAGATATTTACAACTATGCCGATGTTGTCAATGAGGACAGAGTGCCAGTTTCCTTCAGCAACTTCTTTGGTTACATTTGCATTTCTACAATGATGAAAGGTCAATTTACCATAATTGAGGTATTGGGATCATCAATAACATCCATCCTAAACACATATACACTAGTAACCTCTGGCAATCTGATAGACCACTTCAACTCTGATGATCTGAAGGGGAAGAAGAAGGAACTTGATTCATTCAATGAATACGAGAGATCTCCTCTAGAGGAAGTTCTTGGGTTCCATCCTGAGCTGGGAGAAGTTGTTGATAAGGAATTGGATGATGATGAACAGGATGTGGAAGAAATCTTAGATGATGACTTATCAAACTATGATGATGATGACATAGATTACATGACTTCTTTCCTAGAGGATGAAGAAGAAATCCCATCAAAGGAAGTCATTGTTGATGTTGAGGAGATCTTTGATCATGCAGATGATGAATCTGATAGATTCTCTGAATCTCTATCTATGCATAGTGGAGTCTCAAACAGATATGTTTTGAACCAGCAGAAAATGATATCCAGAAGTTCCATATACTATATCAAAACCGCTCAGGCCATTAAACGCATAGATAGAAGGAAACCCCCTTGGAAAACACGATACTCATCCATCAACAAATTCAAGAACATATATGAAATCAGTCTACCCTTCCAGCTATCAAAATCTATTTACACAAGCAATGAAGAGGAAGATGTGATTAGTCAGTTGTTCAAAGAAATCTCATCAGATGTCGACTCAACCTGGAAGATCGACTACCTTATTGAGGCTATTTACAACAGTGGTGATCTTGCACATCAGCGAGCTTCCATTGGAATAGAGTAGATGGTTTACCAGTAAGGATGACATTTTTTATCACTTGGACGCAATTCTGGTTTCTTTGCTAACAAGATGACAGTTTTTTATTCCCAAGTGG